GCTGATGCTTTAGCTGCTTCTGAAGGTAAGATAAAAGATGAGTTTTCATCAGCGACCGGTTTAGAGGATTTCTATTCTGGGATTAACTATATCCCATCAAATATGCGCGTAAATGTCCACCAAGGAGAAGCTATCATCCCAGCAGACAGGAACGCTATGGGGTCGCGTGGTGGTGCCCAGCAAGCCTACGCCGGTGGTAATGGCGGCAATGGATCAATGAACCAGTCAGGGCCTATAGAGATTGCTGTCATGGCCGAAGGTCGTTTACTGGATGCAGTACAGATAACAGCAATGAAGCGTGGTAATGCGCCCGGTATTACAAAACAGTTAACACGGGCATCTGGTGTTACTGTAGGGTTAGACCGTGGTCGTTTTAATTATTGGACTAAGAAGTCTTAGGGGCGAAGTATGTCAGGTGGACCAAATAGTTATATCATTTTTCCAGACCCTAATCTTACCGGCAGTAGAAATATTGATTCTATTCAGCCAGTACCAGCAGGAGAATACGTTGGACCCGCGATTTCAGAAAATGATAATCGTGGGAGCCTTGTATCAACCATGCAGGGAAAATATATTGATCCAGATTATATAGTTTTAACAGATGAAGATAAAAAGTTTGATTTTAGAATACAAACAGCTGGCGGCAATGGTGGCGGCACTTGGGCACATAGGCCCAATAAAACGAGAACTATAACTTCGATACAATCAAATGAAGTAGGTGCAGGAGAAAGTGTTGGAGATTTACTTATAGTTAATGGTGTTTCTACGCCATTGTCACAATATAAAGATATATACACTCCTCCAAATTTATTTCCAGCAACATCAGCTTTAGCTAAAGCTATAGCAATTAATGAGAACACAGAAACTCATGGGGTAACGGCAACTGGGATCGGAGTAGTCATAATATTTGATTCTCCTATTCTTGGAGGCACGATCAATCCTTTTGAACTAACTGTTAATGGTAATGATTTAGGGGGTGGTGCTACAATTGTGTATCTTGCAAATGATAGCAGTGGAACACTATTGGGCAACATTAACGCTAATACTTTTTTTCATGGAATGACAGCGAGTTTGGTTACATCGGGAGGAAACAGTATTCTTAAATTAACTGGAACTGAAGTTAATTTTGTTACTGGTTCAAATTTAAATTTAGATGTGCAAGTTCCTGTTCAATTTGGGCTAGGATGGACTGGTGCAGTTTCTACCCTGTATAGAGGGGGTATTATATTATCAAGTGCCACTCATATTGATTTACGTGATTCACTTGATTTAAGTTTTGTGCTTGGGATTAATTCTGAAATTATCTTTGCATCACAAATAGTTGGAGGCACAGTCGGTGCTTCTGAGCTTACTGTAAATGATTTCCAGCTTGTAGCTGGTAGTGTTGCTTTTACTACTAATGATGGAACAGGTACGTTGCGTAATGCTATTAATTTACGCACTCCGGTACATGGAATTACGGCATCGCTAGATGGTACTACTAGGCTTAAATTAACGGCGGTTAGTGGAAATTTAAGATTATTTGTAGATCCATCAGTAGCAGATTTTTTAGGCTGGATAGGAGAAGTAAAGAGCTTTCATCCGGGCGATGCCATTGAACATAATAAGCATTTTTATGGATATAATGAAGAACGTTATCTTCATTTTGCTAATGGCGGCATGGTCGAGAAAAGAGGAGCTTCTGCAACAGGCGCCTTTATTCCTAGTTTAAATAGGGAAATAATTTATGCAGCAGATGACACAATAGGCAATGTTGCAACAATTAACTGTTCTTACCGAAACATTGATGATGAAAATGGAAGTTGGACCGACACAACGATCAATTTTGATAATTCTGATTTTGCCACTATAGGGTACACTGAAGATACATTTAAAGTGTGTAGTATGGGTGATGGCACATTGCGCATGATGAGCGTGTCTGACCGTGGTGATATTAATATTTGGTCGTCAAAAAATGGGCTACGGTGGAGGTTATTGTCTGCGGATATTGCATCCAAATATTTAGTTGTGTTTCCTTCTAAAACAGAGTCTCCAAAATTAGATAGTAGTGGTGATTATTTACGTTTAGCTTGGATAGATTTTGATGGAGCTGTTGAATATTTTCGATGTATTGTATCAGCTGATGGAGGAGCCTCTTGGAGTGAACCAACAATGAGCTTTACTCCAGCTATAGGAGTAAACGGCGATAATATAGATGAAGATGTTTATACTATGGCTGGGCTTAAAGATGAGTCTGGTACATTTTTATTTCACTATATGACAGCTTTTAAAGAGATTATTACTGCTGTGGCTACAGGCACAGGAGCCTTTGTAGATGCTGGTATACCACAACAACTCGTTGTGCCAGCTCCGATAGTCAAAGCACATCTTGCGGCTGTCCGAGGTCAAGATGACTATTGGTTAATAATGTCATATTATATTTCTCCATCCCTTTTAACGAACTGGCATCGTACAGGTTGGGAATTTGTACTTTATAGAATTAATCCAAGCAATCCATTAGGACCGTGGACTAGTAATAATTACCTTAGCGGCGCACAGGGAACCCAGCGATGGATCCCATGTTATATGAACTTAATTAACTGTGAAAAGTATATTAGTTTCTTTTCTGGGGTAATTGATGCAGACGAACAAGTTTCTAGTTTTGTAGAAAATAATAAAACTATTTATTTCCGTTTAGGTGGTTGGGACACATCTCCAATTGCTAATTACACAGAGTATAGACCAGAAAGCACGACTACTATGTATACAGAGTCTGCTCCTATCCCATTACCTATTATTGCTTGGCAAGTGCCATTTGGTGCAGTAGCACCAGTCGGCGGTGCTGATGTTTCAGCACTTAGCCCGTGGACAACATCCAATGTAAATGTCACAACAAGCTATACTTCATGGCGGTGGGAATTTACGGATGTTCTTGGAGGGCTCACTCCACATTGGACAAATATATTAGATGATTTGCCTTGGATTTCTGTATCACCATCAGACTTACAACCTAATTGGCTCTTTGATGAAGGTACGGTCATAGAAGCAGAGGTTAAGTCTGACAGTGGTTACGATAATATTTTAGATAGTTATGATGCAGCTATATTTTTTGATGTAAATGCGTCAGATCATACAGGCGGTGTTGAACAAATACTTTATTTTCGAGTTGTTATTGCTAACGATGGCATTGCTTTAATTGATGTTAATGCTGGGCCTGTTCCGATTATTGGTTCGTTTATACCTCATACCATGAACCAATGGTGCAGAATTAGAGTTGCTATAACAAGCGTTAATATAGGAAGTCATATTGCACCTGTAATTCAGCAACAGGCAATGTTATCAATTAAAGAAAGTGGTGGATATGATGAATCTGTCGAAACAGAGTGGTTTCGAGTAGGTCCATTCCCTTTAGTAGAAACAGCAGGTTTGAGTATACAAACATTAAGATTTGGGCAAATGGTCAATGCTCCTAGTTTGGGACCAGTACAAACTGTTCGTATAGCTAGTTGGCGTTCTATTAATATATTTAAATCAACAGAAAGTGGAGGAACTGGCAGGGTCCGTAATAGTGCCTGTACTCAATTTCGGGCATATGATATTGATAATGATTGGCCTCAACACCTTCGTGGCAGAAGCCTATCTGGAACTCCAATGCAAATGGGCTACGGAATAAGTGCCCGCTGGGGTGGTGCATCTGGATTTTCTGGAGATTATTTTAATGGTCTTACTAAATACCAATATGGTTCTGAAAATATATTGCTTCCATCTCCTCGTTTACAATACAAATCGGAAACAGATATTGAAAAAATCTCTTTAGATATATTTACGCTTGTTCTTGTAGCTGATCCAGACGATATAATGAAAAGATTTGATTGGAACTGTATAGCTGGCTTTAATTCTAATATTGGAGATATTAGTATTAGAGTATCGGACGATAAAATAACGTGGACTGCCTTAACTCCAATTAGCGTAGCATTAAACTTAGTGTTTCCACCTGATATAATCCAAGTGGTAAGCCCCAATAGGATTATTATTCAATTAGATAGCGGACTGGGGACTATGCCAGAAGAAGCAGAGTGGAATACTAGTGAGGGTAAACCATATTATGCTAAAATACTTGCTATTGATTTTTTTGGTGCGCCAGTTGAACGTAATTTTAATATTCTTGAGTGCATAAGGTTATCAGAATCATCATATGAATTAGTTTTGGATACAAGTATTGACCTAAATCTTTTAGGTTCAGTTGATGCCGTGTTGATTCGTTCTGGGCGTTGGGTATTTACAACGGAAGATGGTGCGAAACGCAGTGATAGATATATTGAAATTAGCGGTAGTGATCCACTAGGTTTTACTGTAGATGCATCATTAAATCTAGGTAGTCTTATTGTAGGCATAAAGGAAAACTTAACCGTCCCATTAGAATGGACATTACAAAATAATGAACAGCCAAATATTACAAATTATAGAACGAAGGGTGGTTTGTCTTGGGCATATCCTGAAGGGCCGCCTCAAAGAAAATATTCAGGTCGACTTGTTGGTGATGTTACCCAAGAACAACGCAATACACTTAGGCAATTACTAAGGAGTCATTCAAATTATGAATTAAGACCAGTGGTTTTAGTGCTTGATGACACTCCACCCGTACCCTTTCGCACTGCTCCATATTCAGAACCAAATAATGTAATTTTAGGCCGAATTACAAGTGGATCTCAGCTTGATAATGCAGCATGGTATGAACAAACTAAATCTAATGGGCTTTCCCCAGATATAAATATTTGGAATCAAGCTGGAGACATGTCTATTACTTTTGAGGAAGAAGTATAATGGTATGGCAACCACAACAGCGAATAAGCTCGTATTGGTCAACGCAGAAGTGGCGTAAAAGCCTTACTCATCATATTCCTAGAAATTCTACTTTTTGGAATAATGTTTTAAAAGCTGATCCAATGATGGAAAGTGTTCGATTATGTGTAGAACTAGTATTTGGGAATGGGCAAACAATAAATATATCTACACATGCAATTTCTACGACAAAGAAATTGTCTCCCACTACAAACATTAAGAAAGAAATTGTAGTATACAAGCCACTATTAGAGAGTGCTCCATCAATTCAAAATATGGTTTCAATGGGTGGAGAAGCATCGTCAGCCAGATCGTTTTCTTTAAATATTTCGCAATTAGATATTGATGTGTATGCAATTTTAAAAGAACGTCGCTTTTTAGCGGGGTTTGGTGAAATTTCTCTTCAGGTTGATGGGCAATGGTGGGAGGACAGGTGGGTAATACTTAAAGGCGACATGAATGGTGGTGTTCGCTTTGGCGGCGAAGATGAAATGATAGATTTAGAAATAGTTGATCCTAAAGATATTGATGATTTACAGATCCCAGTAGCACGTTTAACTATAGAAGATTGGCCAAATATACCAGACGATAATCAAGGTTACCGCATACCGATGGTAATAAATGCAGTTTCTACTGTTCCATGCGTTCGTGTAGATAAAAACATTCCGCCAGATCTTGCCTTTGTAGGCTTTCATTCTCCATTAACTCAACATTTTTCAAAAAACGCATACGTTAATGGAGTACAGCTGTCTCCGGGTAATACTGCATATCCATATGCAATAACATCTGGATCAACCCAAGATGTCTCTTTTTTCCAGTACACATTTGCTGTCGGTACAGCAACGTGGGAGGATAGCGATACAATATATATTCCAGCTTCACTTGATGGCGGAGGTTCGCCAGATGGGGTTGAGATTAGTTTAATTGAAGTAATACGCTATTTATGTGTAGAGTGGTCTACTTTAGGTATAGCAAATATTAATGACGATATGTTCAGTCGAGCAATGACAAGGCAGGCCGTTTCATTAATCCCATCTGTATTATTAAATGCGTCTGGAGGATCTGATTCAGCAACGGCAATAAAATATATTGAGGGAGTTCTATGTCAGTCTTACCCGATGGTTTCTATGGCGTGGCAAGACGGGGGCTATGGCCCAGTTTACTACGATAGGCGAGTACAGCCCGTTATGGAGTTGCGTGTAGGGCAGTACCCCCTTTTAAAGCGTCGTACCGCCATAACTGAAACCCCTAAAGATTCATTAAAGAACAAGTTCACTGTAATGTTTGATTATGATGCTTTAACAGATACTCATCGAGGTTTAATTACCCGTGATGCAACGAATAGTACATTGTGTGCTTTAAGCGCAGACCAAGCAGGTACTAGAGAAATGGATGTGCTCGAGAGTAATGTGATTCCATCAACTGCTACATTGCTTGGCGGGCCAGATAGTATACAACAAAACTGGCAAGCTAATCATGTAATTGATTGGTATGTTCAACACTATACATTGCCATCTTATTATGCTGAATATGATGCATTTGCTGCGATATATTTACAACTAGCGTTGGGTGATAATGTAATTTTATATGATGAAACAATTACTAATGAGCCTATTTCTGCAACAGTAGAAAAGATTTCTTTTGAACCGGGAAAGGCAGTTGTCGGTTTAAGAATGTGGATACTTTATGATTTAGTTTCTACATCAAGCAGGAGTACAAACTAAGATGACTAATCTAATTAATGTGCGGAATGGGGTTGAAGCCACAGTTTTAAATAATTTATCTAATTTAATTCGATCTGGCATAAGTGCTAATTTACCTGAAGAATATAGAGCCCCAATTAATATATTAACAATTACAGATACAAATGATGTGTTTGGTCAAACGGTAGGTAGCTTGGATGATCTCATTAAAGTATGGGGTCAAATAATTAAAGCATCTGGACTTGGTTTAACAATAAATATTACCCCTCGTGCTGACGACATAAAACTCCAAATTTATACAATCGGACAATTTGACTTAGAAGATGTTATTATTGATGGAGTCACAACAAGACAATATTTAAATCGACGAGGTGGTGAGTTGCTTTTAAATGTAATTTATCAACGGTCTAAACAAACATTAACTTATAATAAGTTTTGGGGATAAGATGGCTGCTAAAACTCCACGTAATGCTGTTAGACGAGCTGCTAGACCAGCTAATATAAAAAAGGTTGATGCTCCAATTAATCAATTAAAGGGTGAGCCAGATCTTGGTTATAGATGTTTTCTTTTATGGACAATGCAGGAGCCCGGAAGACGGAGTGCTCGCGCTGCATCTAGAGCAATTCAGAGATCTGATGGGCTTATGCGTCAATGGAAAAAACGCTGGAGCTGGCAGGCCCGCATAGATAAAGTTTCGTTACCGGATATGACGGCGGCGGCTATTTACCGTGCCCGTTATTATAAGATTTATAAATTACGTGAAATTGTTGAAATTGAAGGAAGATTGGCAGCTCCATTTTTGCCTAATACTCCAATCCCATCATCTATCGCCGAAGAAGTAAATAAGGCTGTAATGCCAGATAAGACTACGCATGAAGCAGACTTGCGTAAGAAGAAGCTAAAGCAGCAACATTTACAGTTAGTAGATGGGGCACTGGGATTACTTGCCCGTAAGATAGCGGCGGGAGAAATACGGTGCACGATGCGCGACTTACCCGCACTATTAAAGGTACGTGATGAGATGACTGGGCCAAACGTTTCTTCAGGAAATGGTGCTCTTCTTGTAGAGTCAGTAAGGGTAAGGCAGGCAAAATCACAGGGAACAGATTTATTAGAAGCCATGTATGAGGATTCACAAGAAGTTATGTCAATCTTAGGGGCTCTTGTGACTGCCAATAAGATGAAAGATAAACATATGATGTTAAATGAAGAAGAAGGGATAGTTATAGAACTTTAAGGGTGTATTATTTCTAAACAAAATGCTTTATTGTATATAAAAATTAACTAGGCAAGGATAAATCATGGGTAATAAAAAGATCGAGCTAGAAGATTTTGAAGAAGTTTTTGAAGAGGCTAAAGATTTAGCCGTAGAGCTATCTGACGCCGGTGCTGATGAAGATAAGACCATTAAAGCTATAGCGGGTTTTCTAGATGCTATTATCCCTCTAGACGCAATTATTCCCGGTCCGCTTGGAGATCTTGCAGAAGAAGCTGATGGGATTTTCTTTGATAAGCTAGTAAGGGGAATTGCAGAAGCGTTTAAAATAGACCCAATAAAACAAGCTGCTAGAAGAGAAAAAAGAGCAGAAAAGAAGCAAACAAGGCAGAGACGCCGCGAAGACCGTCGTGTAGCGAAACATTTTCGAGAAGCAAGCAAATAATCAACTAGAGTTTATGAGGGTTAAGTCATGTCTAACATTGAGGAGAGAGTGAGCGATAATGCAAAAAGAATCGGAAGTCTCGAATCAGAGGTAGGGAACATGAAGGTCGACGTTGGTAAAATGGCTGTAACAGTAGAACACGAATCTGAAAAACAGACTGAAAGATACCAAAACATAGGAACCCAAACCTTAGAATTAAAAGAACTAATGCAAGAACGTTTAAATCTTGATGTGGAAAGGGAAAAATCTAATAGAGAGTATCGCAAGGAGAGGGAAAGGCAAGAGTTGGACGCAAACCTAGCGAAACAAAAATGGGTTCAAAGTTTGTTTACTCCGCAAACTATTGTAATTGTTATGGTTATTATCCTTTCCGCTCTTGGAATAACGGTAGCAGATCTTCCAATATCTTCAATGGTCGGAGTCGACGTTTTACCCGTTGCTCCAAAAGAAGTTCCACTTAAACCATAGTCTAAAACGATAATAAATACATATTAACCAATATATGATTTACGTCTGTTTTATGATAATTTCAGATATATATTAAACAAAGGATAAGCCTTAACAGTTCAAGGTGTGCATTGTTGTTTTTTGATGTGCCTGATATAGTATTGAAATAGATTTGGGGTTAGAGGTAGATGGTTGAAAGTGTTCCTACTACGGAATTTGGAGACACTGCTAGAAGTATGCGGGACCGCAAACTATCGGTAGCCAATTGGATAAAAACAAACGAAAAATTAAGACCAAACCTTGTTAGAGCTGGCAAGGTTATTATTTATAAACTGCTTTCCCACATACCATTGAGTGCGCCTTGTTTGCCGCTAGACAGGTGTGTTGAATTATCCCCATCCTACATCGCCAAGGTAGCTGAAACGAGCCCACAGACGGCTAGGAACGCTTGGATGGAGTTAAGGGTTCTACTTGGATGGAAAGAGCTTTCAACAAGAGCTAAAATTGGGAACACCCTTAAACGAATTGGGTATGAACCACGATATCCGAGCGGTGGCCGACGATGGGGAACTCATGTATTTATTTTTAGTAAGTTATATACGGCAGTTCAATCAATATCAGAGTGGTTGAAAAATTCTGGACGATACATGGGTGTTTCATGTGTTCCTGAAAATCAAAAAATTGAGTCCTCTATTGTGCGAATAGTAGAGGGTAAATTAAGTAATACTAATATAAATTTAGATAATTATTCTCCCCCTTGTAGTTCCCCAAAAACGAAAAGAAAGCCTAGAGACGAAAGTAGACGTAATCCGTGGCGTCGGAAGGATTGGGCAACGAAGAGTAAAAAAGAGCAAATGGGAGATCTGTTCTCATTTATGCTTAAAGTAGATGATAAAAAGGTAAGCCCAGACGTTAGACGGCGTAGTGCTTGGCTTAATAAGATGTCTAAAATTCCACCCAGATTTAGGCATGGCCTATACCGGTCTGGCGAGGCCATGAAAAGCCCTAATGGTCAGCTTGCAATGTGCCTTATTGCAGAGTTCAATGCGTCTTATGGGAGGGTGTTACAAGTTGATGTGGCCGACTCAGAAGATGAGTGGTTTGGTTATAATTTAATAATTCCTGATATGATGGAAAAGCATATAAACCATAGTTGCAGTTCAGTGGCCAAAGTAGATATATGTGGTGAGGGAGTAAACCGCCATGCAATGCCAACAATGGGTGACGATTCAAGACGTAAAACAGAATTTGAATCTAAAGAATTGGGAAATTCGCCTAGTTTTTTATGGGCCGAATCTAAAAAATCTATCTGGCCAAAGTATGAAATTCTGGCGGATAAGCCCCAATATCGAACAAAATGCGAAATGTTGGGTATCGTATGGGGTACTGGGCCAAGCCCACCAAACGACGTATCAGACAACATTGATCCGTGCTTTATCTAAATGTAGGTCTAAATTAAAGAAGGGGTATCATTATGATAAGCCAAAACTACCTACAAATAAAGAGTATGACCTAAAAGAAGATGCTGGGACTACAACAATGTACCCTGTAGATATAAATGAAGTTGCTCAATTAATAAGTTTAAGATCTTACGTGTCTATACCAATAAATATAGATTTAAGAAAAGTAATGCGAGCAGATAAAGTAAAAATTTATATGGATAAAGATATGGCTTTTTGGGTGCTGTGTTTCGATAGCCATAATTATACAATTGGAAAATTGAAATATAACCGCAATAAAAATCATCTACCAATTAACTAACGGAGAAAATAATATGCATAATAGTATTATTAAGTCTGATTTATCTATAATTAGGTTTGCAACAACATTTCAGTTTTTAGCATTGGCTAAAGATTCTAAAGGTCGGAATAGAGGACCAAGTGTTGATTTATTAAAACAGTTAGATCCCAATGGTATTCATGTTTTGGGCTATCAGTTTTTTCATAATGATGTTGAATGGCGCGGCTGCTGGCTCTGTAAATTTGATTATCAAGACTCTCCCGTCAAAGTATGGATGGATAATAGTACAGAGGCGTACGATACTTTTACTTCATTAGAAGAAGTGTCTAGTATTGAGGGATGCATTCAGGCGGTGTAGCTGCTATAAATATATTGTTGAGATACCGTTCCATATAAAATTGGGTCAGGCGGGCGTTCAGCACTACTTTCTTCCTTCTGGCGACGTTCCTATATGGGTTCGTCGCCTTTTTCTAGGTGCTTATAATGATTAGGGTACGAATTGGATCAGAGGTTAGCCTATGCCTTGAAGAAATACCTCCTCGGCTTCGTAAGTCTATTGAGAATATGTTTACGTTTATAAATCCAGAATATGAAAAACGTAAGCGTCAAAATAGGTATACAAAAAATACCCCACAATTTTTACGGTTTTATAGGTACAGCAATGGATGGATATTTGTTCCTCGGGGAGCAATAAATAAAATTAGAATTGCCATAAAGGAACATGATTCAAAGCCAAAGTTTTTGACTCGTGGTGTAATAACAAAATCAAGAGGAAAGGTGCCTCTTGAGGATTTTGATGTATCGTTGCGGCCCTACCAGTTGCAAGGGCTTGAGGCGATGCATGAACGAGTTCAGGGCGTTGTTCAGATGCCTTGCGGTGCAGGAAAGACAGAGCTGGGAGCGGCAGCAATATTAACTACTGGTGAGTCTGGTTTGGTTATTGTTCATACAGAAGATATATTAGAACAATGGAAACATAGAATACATCGGATGAGCCATGAATGGCCTAGAGTTATTTCAGGGACGAAGCGTAGTGATTTATCGGCGTTGAAGGCCGGTGAGACGGCGGTGGCCATGATTCAGACTTTAGTTTCAGCAGGAGATAAAGCAAAAGTATTTTTAGATAGTGTAGGTGCCGTACTCACTGATGAGTGTCATCATATACCTGCTCGAACATGGGCTTTGACCCTCAATAGTATACCAGCTAGATATAGATGGGGATTAACTGCGACACCTTATCGTAATGATGGACTCTCATTCCTACTCGGTTTAACAATGGGTGACACCATTTTTAGTGTAGATACAGATTACCTGATTTCAAATGGGTATTTACATAGACCTCTTATTGTTCCAGTTTGGACAGGTTGGGTGATCCCAGAAGAGTTTTATCCTGCAACTGTGCTTTGTCCGTCATGTCTAAAGTGGCGACCGACTACAAGCACCGAGCATTTAAATGGAGTATCTAAATGTAAACCATGTAAGTCGATAATTCCAAAGTTTGCGGATATGAAAACAGGTAAACTTAATTATACAAAAGCTGTCAGTGAAATGTCTTTAGATGCTGGCAGAATGGAAATTATAAGAAAGATAATAAAGGCTGCCCATGAGGATAAACGAACTACTTTAGTATTGGTGCCTAGAAAAGCAGCAGTAGCTCGACTTGTAACAAAACTACGATGGGAGGGAATTGACGCAGTGGGGGTTACATCCGATTACGATAAACAGACAAGAGTAAAATTTCTTGAAGACATTAGGGAAAAGAGAGTATCCGTTATCGTGGCGACACAGCTGGCCGATGAAGGATTAGACTTACCTGCTATTGATTGCGCAATTAATACGTCGGCTGGTAGGCATACTGGAACGGCAAAGCAACGAGTAGGACGGACATTGCGAAAATCAGGCAGAGATCCAATTATGTTTGATTTTGTGGATACTTCTGAATTTGAACGGCAGTGGATGATTAGGGCGGCGGCATACCGTAAAGAGTATGGAAAATGCTTCTATAGTAATGAGCCAATCGAGGCCGATAAAGCAATAGAAGTATTTAAAAAGGAAAGAGATAAGCAAGGCCAAATTGTGACCGGTTTGTAACAAAAAGGGGTTACATATCCGTGCTTGGTTTGATATATAGGGTGGATACCAAACCAGAGGGAAAAATGAGGATTTCAATTCCGCGATATGATGAGCGGATTATCGGTTTGCCCGATAAATCGTTTGTATTTACTAATTCAGAGCGTCGAATGGCTGCTTGCCCACGTAGACATTATTTTGGGTATAGTGAGCGTTTGAAGCCGTTGTCTACACCATCAGTTCTTCGTTTAGGTACTGCGTGGCATAGTATAATGGAAGTTGCTTACCGTTATTGGATGGAACATGATTCGGCTGTTCCGGTTGACTTGTTGTACGATGAAGTAGAGAGGTTTTCGAATGAAACGTTAGTTTCCGTTTTCGATGGTTTTCAGGAGCGAACAGACTGGGAAAAGGAAGTTATAATTTTAAGGAATGCTCTTGATGGGTGGATTTATAAACGTGGTTTAGATCCTTATAGACTTTTTAAAGTAGTGGGTGTTGAAATACCATTGGCGGCACCTATTTTGAATCCTAAAACGGGTAGGCAATTTAGGCCACAGGGATATTTAATACAGACTGATTTTGGACTACGGGAGGCCAGATCGGGTGAAGCGTATAATGATAGTGCTGTTTCTGTGCGGTGGCCCTATTACCAAATTGGTCGTTTAGATGCAGTTATTGCTCATCGTAAAACCGGAAATATATGGGCATTGGACCATAAGTTTTCTTCATCACCAGAAAGTTATCTAAAAAATGCTTTATATGACCCACAGCTTCCGGGTTATTGTTGGCTTTTGCAGCACAATATTAAACTAGGAAATATTAAAAGTATAGATAAAAATCAAAAGGTATCTGGGTTTATGTATGAGGTAGCCTCTTCCCAGCCGCAACGTGACCCTAAATTATTATTGAATAAGACTTTATCAATGGCCGCTAACGCCCGTGTACCAAGTTGGCGTTTCATCAAAGCGTGTGTGGAACATGGGCTTGATCAAAGTGACTACGAAGAATACATTGAAAGTCGAAAAATACGAGTTGATGATGGTTTATACCTTACAGAATGGCTTACATTACAAGGTGAAAATTATAAGCAGTACTCTGAAGAGATTTACGGTATTGCTGCGAAGTTATCCAAGTTAAAGCGCGAGGCAGCTAAATTGGGGGAGGGTAGTTCGGTTTATACAACACACCCTAGAGTTCCAATTTGCAGACTTCCCGGTGGTAGTTGTTCATTTAAGGCTCCATGTTTTCAGGATGGGAAAGAGATTCGTGACTCCTACTCAATCGGTGAAGGTGTGCGTTGGATGAATGAGGTTGAAAATAACGACTTGCCTATCGAAATTGATGGTCAAGTTATAGGAAAAAATGAGAAAGAAGAAAAAAGGAGGGATCTCGGATGGTAAAATTAGTAAAAGCGGGTTCAGAAGAACTAGATTCATATTTGAAGGCGTTGATTATGGGCGAGAGTGGTGCAGGTAAAACCTACTGCTCCGTAACGGCCCCTAATCCTGTTATTATGCTTACAGAGCGTAATGGTATGCAGTCTGTAAAGCAGTCAAACCCTGATGCGTTAGTTGCATATTGCTCTACAGCGAACGAGTGTAGAGATTTCCTTCTGGCTGCGATGAATGGTGATCTACCAGACCACGTAGAGACGATCGTTATTGATGGGATTACGGAAGTTCAGCAAATAATGATTGATGACATTCTTGCGAACAAGGGAGGTGGTGATCGAAAAATGTCATTACCAGATTGGGGTGTTCTTGGAGATCGTATGCGTCGCTTTCTTCGATGTTTACGAGATCTTCCATACCATGTGGTCGCGACAACGCTTGTCAATCATGAGCTTAATGATGCTACAGGTGAAATGCGTGTTTTTCCACTTGTTCAAAGTAAGAAACTTCCAAGTATGATGGCCGCTAACTTTAATGTTGTTGGTTTATTATTTAAGCGGGAAGTAGAGGGCGTTGATGACAAAAAGACTGTAGTTAGAAAGATTATGGTTGAAGGACCAAGCCGCTTCATGGTTAAGCCGTGCACGCCTATTGGTGGCATTTTAGATGCTGATTTAGGTGAGTGGGTGAATATGTGGAAAGAATCACAGATTACGGAGCCATCCGCAAATGGCAAAAAACAATCAAATAGCAGTAATAAAACTGTGGGAGAAAAGTAATGGCTCGTATTAAGTTAGATGAGTTTGTAGAAACAAGTGACACGGCAACAGCAGATAGAATTGAGCAGGTTGGTCCGGGTCGTAAAGTTGTTCTGGCTGTTGGTCATGAATATTTTGTGATTAACGATAAGCCTGTAGTATCAATTCGCTTTGTTTGTGTAGAAGACTTGGAGGGCGGAAGTGATGATGGGAATATATTAACCGATACCTTTTTCTTAAATGAAAAAGCTGTTTGGAGAGTTGCCCGTTATGCGTTGGCAACAAGTTGGCGTGAACCATTCGATCCTGAAATTCGGGATGAGTTAGAGCAAGTAATGGCTGCCGGTGCTGTTACTGTTACAGTAAAGTTAGAGAGAAAAGGAGAGTATACAAATAGGCGTGTGACACGATATGATCCGTCTAGTTACGGTAAAAGTGGGTCTAAAAAGTTAAGTCCAGAACAAGAGGCTTTGGTTGAAAAGTCAGAGTCACATTGGGAAGGATATTTAGACTGGCGAGGTAAGAATCCACGTCCCGGACAACCGACCTCTGTCAATGAGGCGGGTAAGTCGAGTAATTACGATGATATACCGTTTTAATTATTCTTAGTTCGGGATCTAAAATTATATTGAGGTCCCCGAACTACTAAGATTCTTGATACTGTGTTCCGCAGGAGGAATACATGTATCATATTGGTATAGATCCCGGTTCTGAAGGCGCGGCAGTTATTTTAGATGGACATCTGGCGATAGCTGCTGCGTATTGGAAGCCAGCTGCTCGTAATAAAAAACGAGTTAGAAAATTAGTAATGGTCTACCGTGGCAGTAAACCAATATCAATTATTACATCTAGGTTTTCAGAAATCGGGTTTCATATTTGTGGGCTTATTTCGTTATTAGGAATTACGGATTGTAATCTTGCGTGTGAAGATTTCTACCTAGGCAGAAACGCAAGAACAACGATAGAGTTGGCCAAGGGTGCGGGGTTAGTTGTTTCTCCAATAGAACAGAAATTAAATGTTCAATCAGAATGGGTTGCAGCGTCAGAGTGGAGAAAAGTAGTATTGGGATTAAAGCGAAACACTAAACGCGATGATGTGAAGAATGCATCATTATTAATGATCCCAAGTCGTGTAAGAGGGTTAGCAGATTTATCAAAACAACTTGGCAGTAAAGATCATATCACAGATGCCGCAGGTATTGCAGAGTGGTGTAGGATTATGAAGGAAGGAATAAATGAAAAATCAGGAAGTAGAGCAAGTCTTTAATGAATGGAAGAAGCGACAAAAACGGCCACAATTATGTAGATTAACTAAAGATAGAAAAATGTTGATTTTAAGTAGGCTTAATGACGGGTACACAGAAGAAGATCTTATTGCGCTTATTAAATATGCATATGAAAGTTCCGAAGCTGGTCCAAAATATTGGCGTGGTGGTAATGATCAGCGACGATTATATTTAGATTTAACAAATTTGCTGCGAATTGGTAAGTTAGCAAGCCGTGTAGAGTTAGCCCATAACTGGCTTTTAGATTCAAAAGAAGGCGAACAAGATAATTATGGGCCGTTCAGACTTATTCGGGGTAGCCGATGAGGTCGTGGTTGTCAGAAATTGGAGAGCATGAGGTAATAGAAGTTGCAAAGCAGATGGGTATGGAGTCCAAGCGTTTGCGTTCATATGGGCCATGTTTATCTTGCGGTGCTGTAACTAGAAGTGACGCAGATAGGCGAGGCCCTGTTGGTTTATCAAGCAATGGGAAAGGATGGCGATGCTGGAAGTGTAATCTTAGTGGTGATTTAGCCGACCTTGTTTCTTTGAAAGTATGTGGCAAAAAGATAAAGGAAACAACAAAAGATGAAAAAGGCCAAGTAAGAGATCGTGCATATAGTATGGGGCTATGCAGTGCGATTAATGGCTCATCAATGCCGTCTGTACTAAATGTTTCACAGGTGATCTCTAAAAAAGCACCAGACCCAAAACCAAAAGAAAAGATAAAGCCAGATACGGGACCGTTTAGATGGAGCAATAGCCTTGCGGACGAGTGTATGAATAATTTGTTTTTGGCAGAAGGGAAGGAAACCTTAGATTATTTGGTACATGGTAGGCGGTTTAAAGAGGAAGTAATTCGAGAGTTTGGCCTTGGTGCTTTATTAATTAGAAATAGCAGTGGTGTAATAATGGAGCAATGGGTTTCAATACCCTTGCGAGACGATATTGGGCGAATCATAAATATAAGGTTCCGTAGAACGCCTGCCGTATGTCCCTGTAGTGGGTCTAGGGAAAGTTGTACGCGCTGCGGGGGGTCAGGAACCGTTAAAAAGGCTTACAGGGTGTGTGCGGGTAGACCACTTCCTTTATATGGTGCCCACCTGTTATCAGCTGATCACAAGTCCGATATTATAATTACGGAAGGTGAGCTTGATGTTATTGCAATGCATCATTATGGGTTTGATAAAAATGTTGTAAGTGGGACATCTGGTGCGGGTGCCAATTGGCCAGACCAATGGCTAGACAAGCTAGAACCTTATAGGCATTTTACTATAGTTTATGATGATGATGAGGCAGGTAAGTTAGGTGCTTTGAAGTTGGCTACAAAGCTTGGTACATATAGAACCGCGTTGGCAGATCTTCCGTTTAATGATCCGGGCGAATGTTTATCAGAGGGTATAGAAAGTGATGAGATTGCTCGGTGTTTAGATTTAGCTACTTCATTATGTGGTGTGACTCTCCGTAAGGTAAATGAATATGAAGAGGATATTGAAAGGCTTATAAATTCACCAGAAGAACTGATTGGGCGACCGCTTGGTTCAGAAAAGTTAGATAGAGTTATTGGTGGTATGCGTCCGGGTTTATGGGCAGTGACTGGTGAAACGGGACATGGTAAAACTACATGGGCAACGTGGATTTGCCGCGAGCAAGCAATGTTGCATGTTCCTGTTATGTTGACATCATTTGAGCAGCGTCCAATTGGAACTGTTCAAAAGCTATTGCGGTCACAGATGGGTGGTGATTTCATGAAAGCTACGCCAGAGGCTAGAAGAGAGTCATTATACGAATTGGGCCAGCTGCCCATTTTTATAATGGATCACTACGGTGAGACAACAAGAGATCAAGTAGTTGATGCTATTAGATATTCTGTACGGCGGCATAATGTTAAGGTTGCTTTAATAGACCATCTTGGTTTTTTAACAAGGGGGGCTGGAGACAAAGAGCGTCAAGTGATTGAAGAGGTTGTAAGAGACTTAGCGTTAATTGCTATTAATGATGGCGTGACGATAATTTTAATATGTCATCCGAATAGAACATTTGCGAGCCAGCAGAGAAGAGTTAAAATATCAGATTTAAAAGGGGCGAGTGCGATTGAGCAGGATGCACATGTAGGCTTGGTTGTAGAACGACAGGCACCACGAGCAGAGAGGGGATTTCCAGCAGCTAAGGTGTATGTAGATAAGGTAAGAAGTGAATTTGGATCACCCGGTGCCCATGTCATTATGCCGTTTGATCCACTTGCGTGTATCTATGCGGATACTTGGGATGAGACTCCAAGCGGGAAAGCCGGTCTACGGCCAATAGTTCCGGGCTAGGGATGTAATTTTTCTAAGTTATAGATAAGTAGTATCGGGAGGCGTAATGCTTGATTTAACACAACCAGTTGGTGAAGCGGCTGGTTACATTAATAAAATATCTATTAAGCGTGATGGGACATCAAATAACGGATTATTATTTGATTTAGATCTATCTTTCATGCTTCCTTCTGGTAAGGAAGCTAAGATTATAGATAAGATCATACCGGGCGCATTGGCAATGTATCATCGGATAGATGAGGGTGACGAGCAGCTTAAAACTAATGTAAGAATAGTTCCATCTGCGCAGGATTTATTTGCAACATTAAAGTATTCAGAAGAAACGTTAGAATTATTTAATGGCCGATGCTGCGTAAAAACAATTATTTATAATGCAGTTCCTAGTGCGTCTTCTATAATATTTAGAATTAGGTTTTTTGAGGTTAATGTTACTTCTGCGGGTTCATTGTGTGAGTCTCTAGGTTCAAAGATTATTTTTGGATTTACTAAACAACAACAATTACTATCATTTCCGGCCCCGCAGATAGAGGTTGAGAATAGTGAACCGTGGACTATTATTAGTGGTATGGATGAAGAGGGCGAGTGGGTTTTTGGTAGATTAATTCATACCAATAATTCAAATCAAAATAATTCATCAACAATATTAATTAATGACTTTGGGGAAGAGACAATAATAGAAGAGTCTGGAATAGTTTCTAGATTTGATATTTCTGCAAGTGGTCAATTGCCAAGTATGATGGATACTTTTAAAAACAAGGTAGAAAAAATAGGCAGGGTTCCTACT